TCGCATACAAGATACTTGCTGTTGACAAGCGCGGAGCCATGATGAGCCCCATAAGCTTTTTGGGACTAGCGGTGAAGTATAAGATGAAAGCGTGGGCCTGGCCAAAAAATTCAACTCGTTATCTGTTCGCGTACAAAACTTTGAGAGACGCAAAGAAGGTATTCGCGCTGTTTTCCCGGAGGGAACAGAAACAGTTAGTCATTGTTGAGTGTCTCGCTCAGAATTTTAGAAAGGCAATAGGAGTCGGCCCTGTGAACGAATACAGATGCACTAAGCTGAAGCCAACTAGGGTGGTGATATGAGTTGGTGGGAGTTCAATCGCTGTTTAGGCGAGACAAAATTAGGAAAACCGTGTAAGAGGCTTTCGCGTCGTCCTTATAAAAGACGCAGAGGCGATTTGTGCATACCTTTGACCTGCGATAAACACGTAGAGCAGGAAGAACGACTAATAAAAGGGTTCGTGGGATGATATACGGCGGGAAGCTCAAAGAGCTAACAAAGCGACCATGCAAACGAAAATATCCTGGGAAGGAAAAGCGTTCTGTAGATATTTCTATCTCACGATTTTCGGGTATAGGGGTTCACTATTTCGTTTCAATCCGCGAGGAGTACAACTATATTTGGGACAAGAAAGAGAAAACGTGGCGGCAGCCTTGGTCTTCCTATAAGGACAAGAAGGGGCGAGGACAGACATTCATCTCAAAATTTAATACATATAGAGAAGCCGCACGTTACGTAAAAGAAATTATCGCAGAGCATTTTAGTACGAAGACGCACAAATATGAGTACGAGGGAGAGGGCACAGGAAGATGGTTATATCGGGATGGGGATTAAATGAATCTTGTCTTCCTCGTAGCTAAAAGATTTCTGTGGTGTTCATGGCGTCATCATATAGTGTGGCGCAAGAGTTGGAAGACGTGTCTTGATTGTCTAGCGACTCACGTTCAAAAGTATCTGGGCACGAACAAGGAAGACGCGGTTAAGAACCTGCCACTCTTTATTTGCGGAGACGATGATGACTGATGACAAGTTGGCGCTACAGGTAATACAGGCTATTTGTGAGCATGAGTGCTTGAAACACATTAACTTCAAAGACCTTGACGGTCACAAAAATTGCTTTCCCTGTAAAATTTATGGAATCGCTCATTCAGCAGACGTAGATTGTCGCTCGAATCACAAAAAGTGGTGGCCCGACACACAGAGACTTCACAAAGAGTTGAGTACATGAGTAGAACGCCGACTACGACGGCATGGGCCATTTGGAATCCTAATACGCGAAGTTACCGTGTGATGGGGCGCTCTCCCTATGAGGCTTGGAGACAGATGCAGAGTAATTGGCCCAAAGACAAGTTTCTTACGCATGGCAAGGAGCAACGTGACATATGGAGACAGTACGGGTTTCGCTGTATACGAGTGCGAATAACTCCGGTAAAGAAATGAAAACATTTGCGATAGGCGACATACATGGTGGGTACAAGGCATTGAAACAATGTCTTAACGCCGCCCGTTTTCTTTACGATAAGGATAAACTCATTGTTCTCGGTGATGTATGTGATGGATGGCCGCAGACGAGACAATGTATTGATGAGTTGCTACAGGTTAAGAATCTTGTGCTCGTCATGGGTAATCACGACTTCTGGGTACTAGAGTGGGCGCTGAGTGGGGGCGAGGAGGTTCCTGCCGTTTGGTTTGAGCAGGGCGGTGAAAGCACGATGCAATCATACAATAAGCAACTTCCACCCGAAGAACACATAGAGTTTCTAAAGAGTGGTACCCCGCTGTACATTGATGACAAGAATCGTGTCTTTGTACACGGAGGGTTCGATAGGAAAAAAGACCCACGTAAACAGAATCAGCAAGTTCTCATGTGGGACAGGGATTTGATTAGAACGGCGTGTGAGATGAGCAAGATAAAAGGAGACAAGCCGAAGAAGCTAACAGAGTTTGAGGAGGTGTTTCTTGGGCATACTCCTGTTTCTTCGTTAGCACTTCCTATGGCCCTTGATACCCCCGTTCATCTTTTTGAAATCTGGGACTTAGACACCGGGGGAGGTTGGGAAGGGAAGTTGACAATCATGGACGTTGACACGCATGAGTATTGGCAATCAGATGTGGTTCATACATTGTACCCCGGAGAACATGGGCGACAAGGACAACAGATGAGACAACGAATAAAAGGATACCTCGGATAATGAGCGACCATCGTTGGTCCGGTTGGCCCGGCGCGTGGTGCCTTGACTGTGGAGTTGAAGACCGAGGCGAATTGTGTCTTGCACTCCATGCCATATCTGTGACGTGTGTTTCCGGTCATACTATGTGCGAACAAAACCATGCTATGCAACGTTGTGAGAATGAGAATCACCATAATTCACCTTGCGCGGAGACGGGAAGTAAACGACACGACCCCTACGCAAAAAAGGAGGCAGAAAAATGAAACGTATTTCTCTAAAACAACTTCTCGATGAAACTCATCGTCTTGACCCAATGTTGTCCGAAAAGGATGACGCCTTCAAGTGTGCCGTGATTCTCTTGACTGCCGCGGTGGTGACAGGCCCAAACATTAAGAAAGTAGCAAAGTTTACAAAATATCACGAGTCGCTTGTACGTAGATTCGTAGATAATTTTAGAAAGGACAAGCTATGGGGACATAAATATATTCACTCCTCAGAGTGGCACGATAAGAAAGCAGGCGGAGTTGCTTTCTGGCTCGACGTTTCAGTTGGGTTGGGATTCATCAGACGAGTCAGGAGCAAAAATGTATGACAGCCGATTTCTACACGCCAGGGCTTCCAATGGAAAATTGTACAGAGATGAAAGAACAGGAAATCGTGTAGAACACTGTCTTCATAGTTTTGTAGTTCACCCGCTATTCGCCGTAGAATCTGATTCTCACGCCGAATTTATTCCACTAGAGCGCAAGACGTTTGAGGGTTTCGAAGGCACTTGTCAGCTATGCGGAGACGCGCTTATCATTCATGGAGAAAACGTGTTGAAAGATTTCTCAGCCGTGGATAAAGTGTTAGAAAAGACTCTGAAGAACATGAAGGATAACCGATGAGTGAAGACAACAGGACACGGTATCACCTAAAAAGCCCCACCATGTCGCTAACAGTAACAGTCAAGGATATTGGTTATGGGCGTCGAATCGTAACGGGGATACTAGACCCAGCGACAAATCAGTTTGTTGGGCTAGACCTAGATAAGCTACTCGACTATATGACAGAAAAGGGCCAAGTGGAGATGACGGAGATATAATGAAATTCTGGAGTGTTATCGAAATAATCGCTATGGTTGGTATTATATTAGGCGTTTTGTCGTTTGTAAATGGCGTAGATATTTCGGGCCTAATGCTCGTAGCAATTTACGCGGCCATTAAACAACAATGAGACTAATACGAAAGCTTGCCTTCAGCCTCGCCAAGTGGATGACAGTAACGGGATTTGCGCTGAGAGAATGGAGTTGTAAATGAGCGTGTGCAGATGCAGGATGAGAACCAAAGCTCAACGTGGCGGAGTGCTGTGGGAGTCAGATTATGGATGGTGGCTCGGTCAACGTAGGCATCAGGTTGGCGATTGCACCGAAGTTATCAGTGTTGACGTGAGTATAACAATTCTCGTAGTGTTCTGTCCCTGGTGCGGAAAGAAATTTCCCAGGAGGAAAGTATGAAGTTAGAGATGGAGGTAGCCAAGATGAACGAGATACATAATCTCGCTGTAGTAACGAGTGGCTACTGTCGAATCTGCAAAGCGAAGCACGTTTGGATAGGAGATGCGTTCAGAAAATGAAAACGGGAAACTGCTTGAGATGTAATCGCATTGTCGTAGACTACCACGAACCAACTGAGGGTCCTGGGCAATTCTCCGGGACCTTCCACTTCGACAGCAAACAAGAAAACTGTCCCATCTTTGCGAAACCTCCGTTTCGTATCGGATGGATTTTTGACCTATCGTGTAGAACGACTCGCTGTCAGAATTGCTACGGCAATCTGGCCTGGTCATACGATTACGCTCATGAGGAAGGCGCGTGGTTTCACATTAAGACAGGTGATATTAGCTGTCAACTAAAGGCGGAGATAGAATGAAATTCAAACGAATCATATTTGGAATAGTCGTACTGTACGCAATACTGATTGCCCTTGGTACGATGGGCATTGATGTGTCTGCTATCGTTGCGAGTCTTGGGCTATGTGGATTCGCGCTGGGTTTTGCCATGCGCGATACGCTTGGCAATCTCGTAGCAGGGATTCTAGTTCGAATCTACAGACACATTAAAGTAGGCGACAAGATAAAAATAGCCGCCTTCACAGGATACATAGAGTCAATCAATTTGAGAAATACCGTTTTGGTGGAATTGATTAGCGATAAGGACGCAAAGGACTTAGACAGTATGTACGAAGTTCACCACTACATACCTAACAAAATGCTGTTCAATACGCCCGTAACTGTACTGGAAAAGACGAACGATGATGACTGAGTGGATTCTTATTCTTCTCATTACCATCTCCGGCTTTGTGAAGGGCGTTAACATAGATAAAATTCCAGGCTTTCAATCAAGAGAAGCTTGTGAAGCAGCCGCAGCAGAGGTAAGGGCTCGTTATAAAAGCAAGAAACTAACACTATTATGCGTTCCAACAAAAATACAGAAAGACTTGTCAAATCGCTGAAAGTATGGTATACTATGAGTGAGATGAAGGTGAAGCTAAATATTCAGGTCGAAGAATGGTTTCCGTACTATGAACTGAATCATGACCCGAAGCTCAATGAGTACGGGTACAGCGTTGAAGTACCTGTTGATTGGGCGTCGAAATTTGAACGAGTGCAGAAAGAGTTTAAAGAAATGCAAGAAGCTCTTGCGGTAGTTGTAACGGCAAACCTTCACAAACAATAATTTAAAGCAAAGCGCCCTCAAGCGGCAAGTGAGTCCGAGAGAGCAGAGAAAGATTCTGTTCTCTCGTTTTTTATTTGGAGGAGAAAATGAGCGATACAAAGTTAGTAACACGCAAAATGAATCACTTCACGGTAGCCGACCTGCTTGACTTTCTAAAGGACTGCCGCCCTGACGCGGAAATCTATGCGTCCTATTGCTACGGAGAGAACAGTCTGGAGAAAGTAACGAAGGCAATCAACGGAGGAAACTACGTTCAGTTAGTTTACTCGAAGACACAATGAGCACATACACAGTTGAAGTGCGAGAGACAATAAGTCATGAAGTGACGGTCAGAGCTAAGTCCGAGAGGAAAGCTAAAGAAAAAGCCGAAGATGCGGCCATACAAGGAAAATGCTGCATAGGAGAGGATACACAATGCGGAGATGAGGGGATGCAGACAAAGGTTGTATCAAAACAATGAAATACTTCAGACTCGAAGACATACCCGCCTTCGATGCTGATGGATACATAAGAGAGTACTTCAAGATATACGGGATAGAAGGAACGGAACAGAAAATTAAGGACGTGTACGCACCGGGAACGCTACAGGCGTTCATGCTTGGAAGATATAGAAAGATACTCAATGGGAAAACACAAGAAACAGAAACTTAAAAGACCCTCAGACAATCTACCCCCTAGAAAACTACAGGAGGCGTGGAGCAACTATCTTGATGCAGAGGTTGGGAGACAGGGAGCACGACCTCGTTGGGAAGTACTGCTTGACCCCAAGATGATGGACGTGATTATGTTTGAGCAGATTCAGCAACTAGAAATCAAAACGAACACGCTACGGTCAGAGATTTACCTCCGAGCGTTTAAGAATACGATTCACAAGTTGCCGGTGTTGCAGGTGGCACCCATTAAATATTATTTTGGAGTCGATGTTCCCGAACAGATGACACAAGAAGAAATAGCCAAAAAGCTAGGCATCAATCAAGATAATGTATCTAGAAGAATCACGGCAGGGTTGAAAAGTCTGAAGACATATATGCGACGAGAAGTAGCACGGCTCGTGAAGCAAGAGCTTCAGGACAAAGTATTATAAAACGTTGCATACTTTTGCATATATGTGAGAGAGTTTATTTAGACTCATTTTATAACATTGAGCACACAATGAAAGAAACTCAGCGCGAGAAAATACAAAGAGATGTGTACGAAATCGTGAACCGCGTTGAAAAGAACGGACGCGAGAGCGAAGCTGTAAGAGTGAAGCTAGACATAATGCTTCGAGGTACACCCGCAATCAATTATAAGGTGCTAAGGCTATTCACAGCCGAGCTTAAGGACGCTGACATTATTAACCTCTTATTTAGACTGGGAGTGCAAAGCGGTACAGATATGCTAAGGGAAGTAGCTCCCAAAAATGGTATTCAAATATAATGTCATTCAAAGCCTTTTCAATCCCACCCCTACCATCAGAGAGAACGACTGAGGGAAAAGCGAGATGCAACGCTAGAATTTGGGTAGACGGGAAAGAAAACTACTGCACAGAAGAATCAAATAATCTAGGCAGATGCCCTGACCACAATGCCTACGAAAAATTAAGAACAGCAAGAGAAGAAGCAAGACTGAGACGAGTGACAGACCCTACATCAGTAGGAGAACGAGTAGCAGAGTTACAGAAAGACCAGCGAAATCTCACACGGCTAGATGAATTGGTATACAACTCACTAGCCACTCTCCAAGAACTGGAAAAGAGATTTCCACTCGCAACTGTTTCCCCTGGTGATGCAATCTCAATCTCTAAGCTCAGGAAAGAACACGCGGCGCTTGTCCACGAACGAGTCGATTTAGAGATAAAGCTTAAAACGCTACTAGATTCAGACTTCATATATGAGACAGCCGCGAAATTGTTTGAGAAAAATATAACAGACAAGAACACAAAAAGAATACTGATGGAAGGAATAGGCAACCTGCTAGACAGTCTTGTGCATAGTGGAAATGCTACGCCACACGATGACTCACGGCAAGTGGATATTCCTGGCACTACCCTGACGCCCTCTGATACCCCCTGACATAGAACCCATGACAGAATTCAGCCAACTTGTTAGAGAACAGTACCCTGATGACTCAGGGGATTCTGTATGGGAAGAAATACCCGTAACATACGAAGAATTTTATAACAAAGATACAGGATTCATCAAGGAGCCATTCTTCCCCATTCAGGCCGACTTCGCAGAGGCCATGTTAGGAAATGTGGCTACCCAGTGGGCGATAGAATTCTGGGAGGGCCAAGCATTTTGGGGCAAAGGCTCAGGGAAAGATAGAACCGCGGCAAAAATTCTCGTGTATGTATGTTATAAATTGATGTGCATGAGAAACCCCATGAAAGTTCTGAGCGCGGGTGCCGTTGAAGTGCCTTCGGTAGACGATAAGATGGAGGTAGGTAACGTCTGCATCAACGCAAAACTCGCGGAGAAAGTCTTCTTCAAATACTTTGTTATGCTCCTCCGCGTATGCCGAAACCCTAAGACAAAAAAGAATTGGTTCGTTGAACGAGGGCTAAACCTGCGACGTGATGTGCATAAGCGAGATGTTGAATTCCCCAAGAACATCACCGCTCACTCACTCGACAGCGAGAAGTATACGGGAGAAGGACTAAATCTATTCTTTGTAGTGTTCGATGAGATAGCGGGCTTCGATGTGAATTCGGCAGCAGAATTGTATGAGGCGCTAGTGTCCACGGCCCGCTCACGGTTTCCCAAGTTCATGAAGATTCTGCTGCTCTCATACAAGCGGAGCGACGGCGATTTCATGAACGTGCGATACGATGAGTCCGAGGGCGAGAAGGGCGTATATAGAAGCCGAGCCGCAACATGGGAAGTCAATCTTAAGCGTACAAAAGACGACTTTATTGAAGACTTTTTGAAAGACCCAGAGACAGCCAAGCGCACATATCAATGTCTAGGGCGCACATCAGCGGGTGATGCGTTCATACGACAGACCAACCGAATCAGCCAGGTCATCAACAATTCGGGAATGACAAACCCTGTTATCGGTGATGTAGTCTCAACAACCAACCTCAGAGGCTTACAATTCAAAGAGTCCTTTAAGCCCCTACCACAGACAGCATACTATATTCATGTTGACTTGGCCAAGGGGAAGCGCGGTGGAGATGCCTGTGGTATTGCCATGGGACACTTCGAGCGCGACATGACAATCAATCTATCACCAGACTTTATCAAGGCACTGTCAGAAGAAACAGGGTACGACCAAGAGAAATTTAAAGAGCAAGTGGGTCATGAGCGCGTCGGCGTTGTCATCGACCTAGCATTACAGGTTAAGGCCCCTATAGGAGCGGAGGTACTATTCGAAGAAGTGAGAAACTTCATCGAGACGCTACGTAGGGAATATAAGTTTCCCATTCATTGGGTCACATACGATGGATGGCAGTCAACAGATTCGATTCAGCTATTAAGAAAATCGGGTGTCAACGCAGAGGAATACAGCGTTGATGTAACACCAGAGGCATACACAACATTAAAGAACCTCATATATGAGGGCGTATTCAGATTCTACTACCACCAAATCGCGGTTCGGGAAATGGAAGAACTCATCCGTGTAGATGTGGGAAAGAAAACGGGCTCCGTATTAAAGTTCCGTGTAGACCACCCGGAACTGTCATCGAAACGTCGCAAAGAAGACAAGACCACCAACAAGGGGTCGAAGGACGTTGCAGACGCAATCGCAGGTGTGGTACATCTGTGCATCAAATACGGTAAAAGCTCGTTCAAGTTCTGGGCCGGTCAGATGCCCGGAGTAGTAGAGACTGATAAAGAAACACCAAGGAAGACGCCCCACTCTGTACAACGATACGAGAGTGAAGAAATCGTCAAGTACGGAGAGAAGCCTCCTAGCTGGTACAGGAGAAAGAAACAATGAGGTTCTATAATGGACACAGAGAAACCCATAGACACAAAACATATTAAATCAGGCTCCATGTGGTGTGAGATGTGCGAACGCACCACGATAGCCAATTATACCACGACACGATTCTACACGGGCGGTAGAGAGATTGAGGTACAGAAGTGCTCAGAGTGTAAGAACGTACAAGAGACAGAATACTTTAAGGGGCCGACGACGAGAATTAAGAACAAGAAATGAAATCTATTAAACTATCAGATTTAGTACGTGAGTATGCCCCTGTGAGGGCGCGTAAGCACCCTGCCTGGACCTGGGAAGATGAAGCTCAGAATGTAGATACTCGTATGTGTCTCTGTTGTGGTCGGCCAGGTCATTACCAAAAGATGTTAGAAAGCCACATTAAGACTCATGGAATAGGTACGCTTGCGATTTATTTAGATTCAGGATACATAGGTGACGGACACCACAGAGTTGTTGCGGCTATACGACTAAACCTGAATCGTATTCCGATAGAAAGTAAGTCGGACGCAGGTGATAGATGGGTTAAGAATCACGGAATGATTAGTTGGGAAGAACGTAAAGTGGGCGACGTATGAGACAGACAACCAGGATTAAAAACAAATGAGTATGTATGCCACAGCATCAGGGCTTGATACGACCTGTAGATTCAACCCGCGAGGGAACATTCATTGTTACCACACGCATGAAGACACAGCGGGCTTCAAGGAGATTTGCTGCTGGGAGGGTCATATCAAGGAAAAGGCAACGATTCCACCCCACGGGTCTTACGCACCTCAAGACAGCATTTCCTCACACAAGGGATAACAGATGACATACCGAATAGGAATATGGGCAGTACTCGCGGCCTTCTTGGCGCAAACAGCTTACTACCAGCTACTTATAATTCCCGACCAGAATACAACAATCGCAACCTACAGAGCAATAGTCACAAAGTATAGCACGGCACTTGATGACGCTGTTGTGACCATGGACAAATGCACGAATCTTCTTGACAGGATGAACGAGCGTATCGAATATCTGAAGGGGTACATAAGCACCGCTTGTGCGCCTGACGTAAGAGAGGAAATGTCATGGAACAGATAAAAGCTTTTCTATGGAACCTTCTATTCTATGGAATTGCGGTCTTCGTGATTATCTACGCGCTTAAGGGAGTCGCGCTGTTCTTAGGCCAATGATAGAAATTATGATGTGGGTGATTGTATTCGCAACATACGCATTTACATTTAGTATTGGGTTTATGTGCGGGATATTCTACCTGTACGCCACGGTCATGAACAATATGAAAAAGATGGGACCGCCTCTCCTGGGTGGACCCCCACAACCCGGAGACGAATGGAAAGAAGGGCAGAGCACCGAAGACAAAGAGACAGGCTGGCTACGACGACTATTAGATAGCTTCGGGAAAGACAAACCAGAGGATACCAAATGAGAGATAGTGACGACGTATTGTTTAACCTTCCACTCCCATTCGAGCTTAGGATGAAGCTACTAGGCGTCAAGTGGAGCATCGAGAATTTCCTTGAACGTGGTGTGTGGAAGTTACTTGGGAACATACTGGTGTTTGTCGGGCTTAAGAAACTGGCTATCGTATGTTATAGAAGGGTGTACGCAGATGTGGTTGCTACTGACACAGCTATGGAGAAACTATTTACGCATTTCTCTACACAAGAACTGGAGAAGAAATGAGCAAACCATTGGGAATCACAAACGTTAAAGAAGCGAAAGACCAGATAAAAGATTTGAAGGTGTATGGAGACGGCGACAGATGGGTGCTACTCAGCAAGGCATCATCCGAGGCACAGGGCTGGATGAAGTCAACGAAGGTAATGAACGTGCCTGGAGGTTGCGTTGTACAGGTTACGACACAACAGCGAAGTGAGGGGATAAACACCACATACGCGCTGGCTGAAGCTGTGACCTATGTTCCAGGTGTGCAGATACGAGATGACGAAACCGGCATCCGAGAACTGCCATATCTCATAGCTCTTAGTTCTATTGATGGATAACGTCGGCCCAGTGTTGTGTCATCGTTGCCTTCGGGAGAGAGCTAGACAGATGCGAAGGCTAGGCACGAATGAGGGCTTAGACCTTGAACGATTCTGTAGACGATGCCAAGCAAGACTGACAACACGACTTGAGCAGCTATATCAAAGGAGCTTCTCGTAATGGATATATCACCTAAATTCATTAACTTTCGCGGAGCAATAATCAATCTGTCGCACTTCGAGTACGCCATCATCGAGCATAATGTGATGGACTCGAAAGACACGACCTGGAGCTTACGGGTTCATTTGACGTATGAGAGGGGCTTCAGACTTAACTACGACCTTGAGAGTGAGGTCAAAGCTGCCTACGCAGAACTTTGTGACATACTCATTGAAGCATCGTCACCGAGTCGCACATAATGGGTACACGCTCAAAGGGACGACAAGGCGTATACATCAATATGTTTAGCACGAGACGGGAACGACTTTGTGACAGTGGGTCATTTGGACAGTCAGAGCATCAAAGAATTCGAAATCATAACATTCGGGTAACTACGGCGAAAGCCGAGCAAGACAAAAGCACGACTACAAAGCCGAAAGGCTGACCCGCAAGGGACAAGCTACAGGAAACAACCCGAACCTGTAGCCCGGCTTCATTATAATGATAACGATACGAATTTGTGAATCCTGTATGAACGTGCTGAAACAGATTCCCGTGGATACTTCCTTCAGGGAGATTCTCGCCATCTACGGTAGACGATTCTGTAAGCCTTGTAAAAAGGTATTCGAACCAGGGACAAAACGGAGGCGATAGACTAATGTGGATTGTCTGGATTCTTGTAGGTATGGGAATTATGTACGCGCTTGTTAAGAACGATATTGTTAACCCGTAAGGTGAGTAACAATGTGCAGTAAAAAGCAACAAGCATTAGAAGTCGCACAGGAAGCAGAGCTTTGCGAACGTTGTACGAAAGACTTAGTGGGGTGCTACATGGAGAGATACCACGAGTCTATTTCTAGCTTTCGCTTCTGCGACCCCTGTTGGGTTAATTGGAAACTATATTGTATAGCTATACAGTTTGAAGCAAAACAAAACGGACTCTGAATACGTGGGCAACCTTAACAAATGAATACACGAACATCTAAATACAGAACAGAGAATCGCAAAGGCAAGAAGGACTCACCCGTGGAGGAGAAACCTGCCTTCGTCCCTCGCCATATCGCATTAAAGTTTATGGCGCTAGACGGTGTGCAAGATGTTAAGCCCTCCATGAGCACTCCTGAGTGGCTTAAGATAGTTGTCATACCAAAGAGCAAGGTCGGATACAATCACGCGCTACACTACGAGATTCTACGGGTCGAATACGAGATAACGGCTGCCCTAAAATCACGCAACCAGAAATTTGAAGCATCAATCAGTTGGTAACGGAGGCTAGTGATGGAATGGTTTCGTTGGAATAATTGGTTTAGCTGGCGCTGGACTCTGCTGCGTCCCTTACGATTGACGATTCGAGGGCTTGCATGGCTCGTCAGTCAGATTCCTGGGACGACAAATAGTGAGAGAGCACAGATGAGTCTAGTCCCATGTAAGCGGTGTATGGGATTGAGGGTTGGCGGAAACCCAAACATAGGTTGAGGGCATAATGAAACAACGACCTCTAACGTTTGACGATTTGGAAACGCTGATGATACCTGATGCCGACACTAAGAAGGAAAGAACGCTTGGACAATTTCTAATGTATCTTGGTGTAAAGATTACGTGCGGCGAGAATGATGGAAAAAGCACAGTTGCGTTGTCAAAAGTGTAAGCACGAATGGGAGCAAGACCCTAAGCCAAGTCAATGCCCCAAGTGTGGTCACGTTTATCTAACATGGCTGAATCATCCATTGACAATAGCAAGGGCTAAGGTTTACAATACAACCCTTAACGTTTACAATCCGGGAGCTTAACCTTTACAATGACAAAGCTAGAACGCAAGCTACAGGGCTTAACGAAGCAACTAGAAACACTCAAGACATACGAAATGCTGTGTATGTTCGCGGCAGATGTGATAGATGAGATGGCGCTTAACGCTATTAAGAATAACGACAGAGAATTCGCCATCAAAATAACACAAGAGAAATATAAGATTATGCCCGACACCCGATTCGGTCTGACCGAGCACTTCATGAGGCACCACGAAGAATCTCATGACTGTGGGCTACATGGTGAAACGAAAGATTGACGATGGAAGATTACAAAGGTTTGTATGAAGCCGCGTTGAGGGTGGTCAGAAAGCTCATCGACAATCCCGATAAGGATATTGACCGACTAATCAGGGAAGCGGCTCAACCGACGCACGACTGTTCGCTACATGGCCCAGGTACTTGCAAATGAGAATTAAGTACAGTCATTGTCTAGACGAAATTATGGGAGTGTGGAAATACGAAGGTTCGACGATTTTCAACAATCGCGTATTTGTTGATAGATACGCCTGGGATTTGACATACTTCAATTCATTAAGTCTTAGTGAAAAGAAAGAACGGGTACGTGAGATTAGAGGCAAATTACGACTGGCGATTGAAAACCACTTGCTAGATGACGGTAACTTGGGCTTCATGGAGCGAGTCGAAATCCTAGACAGATGGATGGACGATGCCTGAGCCATACATTCTAGTGAATGACCAAGAGGAAGATTGGAAGCCAGTCATCAAGAATTTCATAAGCGAATGTGCGTTAGAGGGGTTGATAGAGATTAAGAAGGAGAAGCCTCTCATACAACGCCGACACGAATACGATAACAAGGGAAACATCGTGAGGAAAGAAACATTCGGGGCACCTGAGACTCGAATCTATTTAGGCCCTAAGGCTCGTAAGCTTGGACACACAGACGTAAAGATTCTATTCAGCCATTGGTTCAACAAGTTTGGTTACTTCGCACCGAATCCCTATAAGAAGGACGAATCGAAACCGTATGACGAGCCGTATTATGACCCTGCCGCAGATATGCTATGATAAACAAATATCCCAAAGACACCCCAATGCTAGAGGATGAGCTTAGACGAGCCTTTAGAAATGTAGGCTACGGCAACGTAGATGTAAAGATACAGAAATTCAAAGCGGGCGCAGGGTACGGAGTAGAGACATTTGCAGAGTTCTGGATTAAGGTAACAAAATCTAGTCTCACACGAAAAGACGTATCAAGAGCAAGCAACAAACTCTACAATGTTATAAGGAGAAAACCTAGAAAATGAGCGACCACAAAGTTACAGAGAGTATAGTGAACGCAGGTTTTCAACGGTCAGCCACTATCTCATGCTCGTGCGGCCTGAGTATTGATATAGCAAACATACGCAAACTCTCGCTCTCCGTAGCGCGGAGACAGCTTGAGGGTATGCACAAGAATCTAACGCCGAAGAAAGATAGAAAGATTCTCATGGACGCTGGCGGCTCTCTGCCCAAGCCTAAGAAACCTACTGATGACCCCACCATTCAGGAATCAGAGGATGCGTGGAACGAGGCTGAGAAGCACGACAATGACATGACACCGGGCGAGATTGTGCTGGACAACGAGGACGACAACAAAGGAACAAAGGAGGAGTAATCAATGATTAAGCGAGATACGTCCATAGGAGAAAAAATTATCGTAACCTACATCTGTGATAACTGCGTCAAAGAGATGCCAGGCGCACCCATTATAATCTATTATCCCTATGGTCATATTAACGATTCGCTTGATGGACCCTCTCACTTTTGCAAGGACAAATGCGTTAACGAGTTTCAAGAGAAATTGATGAAGAAGTATGGCCCCTGGAAGTCAGAGGCAATTGAAAGCAAGAAGGTAAAAAGCTCCGAGACATGGAGAAAGGGAACGGGCAAGAGCACCCCAAAAGCCCGCCGGGTCGTTCGACGAAGGATTAGACGAAAGAGGACAAATAAATGATAACATCGGGCGGCCCCTACCAGACAAACCCAGCCATGATTGACAAGATGCGGGACCTCGCCTCTATCATTATCCGTATACAAAAGATTAACTCTGAGGTACGCTGGCTGTCCGAATCAAAGTTTCAGCAAGACGCGGCTCAGTATGCTTCTCCGCCTATGCACAAACGCCCAAAGATTCGAAGACCAGTAGGCGAAGACATTGTATCACCAGAGCATAGCGTTAGCCCAACAATCACAGGCTTACATGACAGGAACAAACGCCAGCGACATCGTATGCGTACCCCAGGCTCAACGGGAGCAGGGATGGGTGGATTTGCAGCACAAGGCGGAGTAGGAGCACACAAAACATAATGGGATACCTAGACGGTCTACCAGTATACGTAGTAGGAAGACTCAGTAAAGACGGCTATTACAAGTGGGAGCTTCAGGGTGTTTGCTATGAGGAAACGATGGCGAGAATGAGATGTGTAGACGAAACGTATTTCTATATTTTGATGAAAATGAGTGAGCCTGCTCCACACAAAACAACTGTACGCAACGACGCAATTTTTCCCAACGTAGGAGCGCACAAGACATAATGCAAGAGCTAAACGTACACACCTATACCCCGACAGCGTGTTTCATGCATCTTGTCCCAGGGAGCTTTAAGCCATATGACTGTAACTGTGGCGCTAAAGCGGGAGCAACACACTCGCTCGACTGTCCGAAATCTGTTTTTACGCA